CAAGTAATGTTGCTTGTCCTGCTGTATCATATGTACCAGATTCTTGTTCTTGTTGTTGTGATTGTTCTTGTTGTGCTCTTATGTTACTAGCTACTATCTGTTCTGCTATCTGGTCAGCTTCAGATGCTGTTACCATAGTGCTAGTCATACTCTCTATCTGATTATCCATAGTTGTAACTTGGACCTCAGCCATCATTGTAGAAGGTGTATTGCCTATTGCAGGCATAGGTACAAGATTAATAGATTGTAAGACAGTGTTAGTCTGTGCTTGAGATGAGGCTATCTGATCTGAAATACTAGGTGAGCTAGATACAGACATAGGAGATGATGATGCACCAGATGTATTGCTAGATACGGAAACTGTAGTGCTAGTTTGAGAAGTGCCTCCAGTTATATTAGGGTTTATTCTTTCAAGTAGGGAATTAGTAGACGCTACTATTGATCTAATTCTGTTTCGTTTTTCTTTTTTAGTATCTTTCTCTTCATCATCTATATTATCTAGTAGCTCTAGTTCTTGTTCTATAAAATCATCTTCAGTAAATTCTTCTTCCTCTACTTGGTCAGGTGTTATTTCTTCTACAGCTTCGTCAAGTGCTTGTTCTTCTTCTTCTATAGCTTCTTCTTCATTAAAATGTTCTTCTATTACTTCAGCAAACTCTTCTTCTGTAAGTTCTTCTTCTACAAACATAAGAAAGTCTTCTTCTGTATCTATTATATGTATTTCAAATATATCTATAACTTCGGTGTCTGTTATGTCTTCAAGGGGTATAAAACTTATTTCTTCTAAATCAGGTGAAAAAGAATCATCCGTAAACTCAAAATGTGTATCTATAAAAACAGGTTCTTCTAAATCATATTCCTCAACAAAAAGTATATCACTACTGATAGTAATAACATCGTAGCTATCACCATCGTTGTGCCAATCGTCAGTAAACGTAAGAAAAGTTGTTTCTCCGTATAGGTATTCATCTTCTTCATCAAATCCATAAAAATCCTCCTCATCGTCATAGCCATACAGCATAGCGTCTGTAAGCCCTGTTCCATATAAATAGTCTTCTTCCTCAGAATAGTTTGTTAAATCATACACATCACACAATTCACTAAAATCAGAATCAATTAAACATTCAGAAGAAAGATTGCTAAATGATTCATCAATAGCTGTGCTTACACTAAAATCATCTGTCTCAATAAAGGTTGTGCTTCCAGTGTCTTCATATCTCAGATACGTTACAGCTTCATTATTGCCTTGCAAGCCTATAGTTATGTCGTGATTCTGTATGCGTAACTCGTCATACCTAAAAGAAATTTCATTAGTCGTTTCGTATAGTATAGCTTGGAAAGTACTTTTTAATCCATTACTGTATTCAGAAACATTATCCCACATAATAACAAAGTATTGATCTGTATCAGATGTTTGTCCAAATGTTTGTATGTAGGGAGATTGGTTGCCAGATGATCTTCTAATAAAATCTGACCATGCAGGAAAAACAGAGTAATTAAATGAGGTGGCTGGTAGTGTTTCTGATCTGTAATTTCTTGATCTTGAGACCGAGAAGTTATTTTGGAAAGTAAAGAATCCGTTCATAGATATATTTACTTGAGAAAAAGTCTGATCATAAAAGGTAAAATCGAAACCGATATTTTTCATCCCTGACATGTTATCATCGCCTAAGCTTAATCCTGTGCCTGTAGAAGTTATATCTATGAGGGGGTCAGTACCTACAGTGAAGGTGGGCGTACTAGCGTAGGCAAAACTACTAAGTAGGATTAATGATATTAGGGTTTTAAGCATATCTTTTGTGTTGGGTATTTCTTACAAAAGTCTTTTTTCTTGTAAGCTCTAAACTCATACCCTTTCATATCTGCTTTTATAAGATGCCAGTCAGGTCTGTCTTCTGGATTTTCATCCCATGCTTTCTGGGCTTCAGCACCTATCTTACCTTTATACGGACAAGGACTGCCGCTTTGTTCCATCGCTCTAAAAACTTTTTCGTCTTGGCAAAGTAGGGCTACAGCCGCTACCTTCATTCCCATGTCGTAGAGAGCTTTGGAATTTTTCAAACGTTCACAATTTTCGTCTCGTACAGATTTACCTGCTGATACACCAAAGATTTGTGTCTGGACTGCTGCTGAAGCCCCTGTAGTGCATAGGTCCTGGGAATAGGACATGATGGAAGGAGCCACTGCTGACGGAGGGGCGGTCTTAATTCTTTGTGTTACTTTCTGTGTAGCAGATGATGTGCTGGTAGAATTGTTAGTATTCACATTTTGTGAACTGTTAACATTATTATTGTTGTTAGTATTCACGTTCTGTGAACTTACAGTGCTGTTTGATGTGGATGTGTTTACATTGTTATTATTATTGGTAGATAAATTTGTATTGTTAGATGTAGAATTTACAGTGCTGGTATTTGTGTTAGTAACATTTTGTGTTTGAGTTATGTTAGATGTAACATTACTAGTAGATGTGCTAACATTAGTATTGTTATTGGTATTTGTTGCAGTACTGTTTATGGTTGTGTTATTGGTATTGAGGTTAGTATTGCTATTGTTGCTGGTTGTTGTATTTACATTATTATTGTTATTGGTATTTACGTTGGTATTATTAGAAGTTACAGTAGATGTAGTCGTAGTGGTATTGGTTATGTTGGAATCCTCACCAAATGCCACACTTGTGACTATACCTAAAGCTATACCTATTATGGCATACTCTCGTAATCTCTGTATCACATCAATCTCCTATTGTGATTTTGTTAATTTAATATAGGGCTAGGACCAAATAATTCTTCTCTTCCCTCTATAGTTTTTATAGTTTTCATATACCCAGTAAACTGCTCTTCTTCTGCAGTGCGTAAAACACTATTTATAATATCTTCATCTGTATGCTCTATGCCTATACCTATAGTTTGTCTAGCCCATTGTGCAAGCCAGTTCATATTTTCTTTTGTATATCTTCCTTCTTCAAATATTTGATACAGTCTAGCAGAAACATGAGGACTTTGTAATATAGCTGCTGTGGCATTTAATTGAGCACGTTGATTCATTCTTATTGCTGCATCTGCACCTATCCATTTTAAACTTACTACACCCCTAAATACAGCAAATACTTTAGCTAAAACAGAAGGAAGACCTATACTTCCAGCAGCTCCTGCTAACTTAGTTTGACCAGGTGCAGCTATTTCTATAAGACTACCTTGACCTAATATAACTTCAACACGCTTTCTGTGTAATCCACTAGGGTCTACTACATCTAAAAATTTACCATTCTGTTTCATCCATATAGCACCAGCTTGTAAATTTAAATGTTCAAAATACCTTATGTTTGCCATTTCTTTATTATGCATTTCAGCAAAATCAAATTTTCCTGCTTTAATTCCGTAGTTATTTTTATTCATAAAATTTCTGTAAGAAACTTCAGCTCTGTTTTGTTTAACTGTATTAACTGGTATATCATTTATATTCATACGTTTTAAATCTTGTGTATCAGGAAGTTCTTGTTCTTTATACCCTAGTCTTATATATTTAGACAAATCAACAATATCTTCTGTAGCAGCATTACCTATTATAACACCAAAATGACCTCTTACTATTTGTTCTGAAACATCTATTGTTCCTTTTGGACCCATAATTGTAACAGGATTGGCTAATGCTATTTCTTCTATAAGTTTGTTAAAAGTGTTTCCGCTAGGATCAATGTTTTGTAAAGCTCTAAATATTCCTACACTGTTTTCAGGAGATTTTGTCATAATGTCTTTTAGTTCTTTAGCTAAACCTATATGTTCAAATCCTTCTGCTGCTCCAAGGTTAGGTATTTGACTTATGCTTTCGTCTAATTTTTTTAAAGCAACACCTTGTTCTTTTGTTATGTGATCACTAATATAATTTCCTTGTATTTTAAATATATCTTCAGCTAAATCTTTTCCTAAGACAGGGCTAAGAAAATGATTTATTGCAGCATTAGATATATTTTCATTATTTCTTATCATGTCTGCAACAGATACTTTTAACAAATGGTCTGCTTCTTTTCTTCTTGGGTTATCTACAATCTTACCTTCATCATTAGTAATTGTTTTAGGAAATATTTTTTCATAATCGTTTAGCCTATCTACAAAAGTAGATTTTTTATTTGCTACTAAAAATTCTTTAAATATATTACCTCCAGAAACTAAATATTCTCCACCTTTTTGTGCTATTAAATCTCTACCTGTACCCAGATAAAAAGGTTCTACTATCTCTTTCATATATACTCTATTTGCTTCTGCATAAGTTTTTATATTAGAAACGTCTTCTCCTCTTGCTATAGCGTCATTCAATAAAACTTGTGATGCTATTTCTGATACAGCACTAAGGTCTCTTACAGTCATAGATAATTTTCTTCTTTGAGTACGAGTAAGATTACCATTATTTAATTGTTCTATAGCATTACTTCTCCAAGTTTGAATATTATCTAAAGTTAATACAGAACCTAAAGGCTCTGCTTGTCCTTCTGCTTTTGAAAGAAAATCAAAAGGTTTACCTCTAATATAATCTGAAATTTTGTCAGCTAAAACTTCTTTAGGAACTTGTGCTGCATCATATCTAAATTCTTGTGCTGCCTCACCTTTACCTATTATTATATTAGGTATCTCTGTTATGCCGTCATAGTCATGTAAACTTTTATATATTCTTAATAAATCCTCTTTACCTTCGTTTCCTGGTAAATTTACTGCTGTTTGTACTTGTCTTTGAAATCCTTCTCTTATAATATTACTAACAGTAAATTTTTCCATAGCAGAAGGAGATACACCTCCAGTTCTAGTAACAGCAGTAGATGTAGATACGCCTGCGGCAGACTGATCTATATCAGCATATACTGATTCCATTTCAGGTCGTATACCATCTCTATCTCTGATAAATTGAAACTGTTGATTAAATTCTGCATCACTTATATTTATTTGTTTATCTCCAAAAAAAGGTCTAACCTTTTTGTCGTAATATTCATTTGTCACACTTCTAGCTTTTGCTAAAGCACCAGTAAGTAAATTTCTAGAATACTCTCCTGCCTCACCAGAAGAATAATTTATTCCTGATTTTTCTAACTCTTCAACTAATCTAGCTTTTGAATTAATAATTATAGGATCAAATATAGGTTCTCCTGCAGATGTTGTAGCTTGTCCATAAGGTACATCCTTTGGAAAATCAGGATGTGCTCCTTGTGCCCTAGCTTCTTCTGTTAAAACTTCTATTTCGTTTTGTAAATTTCTTAATTCTTCTGCTAAGGTTTGTTCTTGCCTACTTACATAATTAACAAGTAATTCTGATGCTTTAGCAGTCTCTACAGAAACTTGTTCTTGAGTAAGAGCACCGCCTGGTAAAATTAATCTTACCACGTCTGCTAATGCTTGATGTCTTTCTAAAGCTTTTTCCAAAGCTATTTTTTTAGCATCTTTAATTCTTAATTTTTTAAAATTAATTTTTCCTGACCAAGGAAGATTATCTATTTCGTTTTGTGAATTTATATATGTTCTTACCCCATCGTTACTAAATAATTCAGCCATTGTTAAATTTTGAAGTTCTTCTAATTCTGCAGGACTGCGTTTTAAAGGACTGCCATCTGGTAAAAGATCGTTGTTATATCTTATCATTTCATTTAGGCTATCCCAAAATTGCATTTGGGCAGATTCTATTTGTACAATTTGTGCGTAAGATTTAGGATCGTTTAATCTAACTGATTCTAAAAACGCCCCATAAGAATCCATAACTTTTCTTTCTCCAGAAGAAGCATAGTAGGCTTCTGCAACTTGTCTTTCACTCATTTTAGAAAGAGCTTCGTCAGAGTACATCTCTACATCTTTAAGATATTCTTTTTTTCCCATGTCTCTTCTATACCAACTTTTAGCCCAAAAGTTTGTAGCTCTTGCAGCTCTACCACCACCATCAAACATAACTTTTACGGCAGGAGTAACATACCTTGCAGACAGCACCATACCTAACATATCAGTACCGAATCCTATAGAACCCCCATACATTTCATTAAACATGTAATCTAAAAAAGTACCTTCAGGTAAACTTGTTCTTATTCCTGCGGCTGCAGAAAAACCTAAAGCACCTGCTACATCTACGTAAAATCTAGCATCATTTAATTGGTTTAAAGTTTTTTGAGCCCCTATAGTTCCCTGTAACAGTAATTCATTTGCTGTTCGTGCTGCTCTTTTTCTTTCAATCCAAGCTCCAAAACCTTTTCGATTACTTGTAAATACTTCATCAAGAGGTGCAAAAACACTTTTGTTTCCTTCTCTAAAATTTCTTAAAGCTTCTGCATTATTTTTTATTCTAGCTCTAGTGCCTACAACAGGAAAATATTCCTCTCCTTTAGTAAGACCTCTAAAGGTTGCTAAAGCATCTGCAAACATACCTAAAAAGTGTTTGTCACTTAAATCGCCTTGCCATTGAGCAGATACTACTTGTTCAGCATAGAAATTACTATTAAGACCAGGGATAGGGTTGTCTACTAGTAGGCTATTAAAATCTACAAAAGGATCAGCAACACCAAAAGTTAAATTATCATATGTACCCTCACCAAATGTAGAATCAAGAGCATATTCACTAAATCCAGAAATCATAGCAGGTATTGCTGGTCCAGTCATAATAGCTTTATATATAAACCTTCCAAAATCCCAATAGTTTTCTATGTCTTGCATACGTTCTACAAATGAACCATTTACAACTTTTTTTCCATCTGGACTTGTAGGAGGTCCTAATTGTGCGACTGTGCCAAAATTATCTACAAAAACATTTGGTCCAAACACTGTTTCTAGGTTTTCTTGATTTTGAAAAATTTCTGGATAGGCTTGTGTTACACTAGATATTATTGGGTCTGTTGAAAGACCAAAAAAGAATTTTGCAGACAGATCAGTTGAATTATCTCTACTAGGCAATAAGTTATATGCTTTATCTTTATTTATGTAAGCTAAGTTATCATTTAAATTATATTCTTTTTTTGCTTCTTCAAAAGCGTTAGGATTGTCTCTATTCCAACTTCTTTCAGGAGATGCTAAATAAGATTGTAATTTTCTTCTATTAAAACCTTCTGCTACATCTTCAAGTGTTCTACCATTAGGAAAAACTTCCGACCCTGCATCTAATAGCCAATTAGGATCACCTAAAAGATTTAAATCAATATATTCTTGAGCATGATAAAATAAAGAAACAGCATCTTTTGCAGTCATTCGTTCTTCGTCTTTTATAAAATCAGGAACAATAATATTTTCCCACATAAATATACTATCTTTTTCTCCCCCTCCTGTTTTTAATCCTGAATCTCTTCTGCGTAATTCACTAGAATATACAAAATTTCCTGTAAGAAAACTATCATATAATAAGCTGGCAGGCGTTCCTCTAGACTCTGCAAAAAATTCTGATATAAAACCTTCTCCTTCTCTAGGTTCATCTATAGGTAATTGTTGATCTTCCGTAGCAGGTTGTTCTGTTGTAATTGGTTGTGCTTCTGGACTAGGCAATTCTGTAACTACTTCTGTTTCTAAATCACGTTCTTCGTCTGTAGTAATGTTTTGTTGCATTTCATTTAATAAATTGTTTTCTCTTTCAGAAACAATTTCTTGTGCTACAGGAGGTGTTGATTCTTGTACATTCATAGGTACATCCTGCTCTTGTACAACAGGTATAGGCTGAGGTTGTATTTCAAGATTGTTTGAACTAGGAATTTCAATAGATTCTTCTGCAAGAAGATTTTCTTCTTTTTCTTCTTGTGGTTTAAATGCCTCTTGATCTATTTCGTTCATTAATTTTACCATTAATTCTTCCACCCACTAAGTAAATTTTTTCTTGCAGCATCAGGAGTTTCTTCTCTACCAACTCGTTTAAATCTTGTGGGTGTCCAACCACCGCCTCTCCCTAATACATTACTAATTTGCTTAAAGCCACCACCTTGACGTGCAACATACTCTTTAGACATAGAAACAAATCCTTTAAAAGGATCATATCCAAAAATACTTTCAAAAATTACACCTGCTTTAGCATTTTCATAGCCTTGTCCACCTACTTGACTTACAGCACTTGTCATAAATTCTCTAGTTTGATTTTTTTTACCATCCTTTGCTTTTTTCATTATATAAGAAGATAAAGCATCATCAGCTAAACTGTTTCTTACAGTTTTAACTGTATTTAATAATACATCTACGTTTCTAAAACCATGGAACAACGAACCTTGAGATAATCCACCAGTAACCTGTCTATAGGCTTGTTGGAAGTCAGCATCAGACACCGCCTTACCTCCTTGATAATCTTGGTTAGCGATAGCTATAGCAAAAGCGTAGGCAACTAATAAAGATTCTAGTCTTGCAGGACCGCCTTTTCCGCCACCGCCCTTTGCTATTTCAAGATGTTCTTGTATTGTTAAATCTCCACCAATACCTAAATCTTTTAAAAACTGTTTTTCTTCGTCTGCAGACCTATTTACAAATTTTGATTTATTGCCTACTTTTTCAAAAGTACCAAGTCTCCATCCTTCGTTTGTTATATTTGTAGCTACTTGAGATACTTGGTCAAATAACCCACCTGCACCCATATAATTTTCTATAACGTTTTGCCAATTTGCAGCAGCCCCTGCAACAAAAATACCATTATCTCCTTTTAAGACATCCCAAATTGAAGCACTTATCTTAAAAACTTTATCTGCCATAGACCATTTAGTTTCCCAATAATCTTTTTCGCTTGGACTAAGGGCTGGTTCTGAAGGACCTCCTACTAAATCCAAAACATTTTCTCTAGAAGGTTTTTTATACATAGGTATGTATGCTGAAACAGTGGCAATAGCTTTATCTATACCTCCATTAATACCTAATTGTAAAATCTTTTCACCATATGCTGCTTTTTCTTCGTTTTCTAGTCCTCTAGTTGAAGATTTACTCCACACATCGGCTGTGTCTTCTAAAAACATCCTTTGAGTATATTGATTTATTTTTGAAGCAGAAGGTCTTTCTCCATCTGTTTCAGGTGCCTCAACAGCTATAGGTACTTCTCCTGAATTTTGTTTATCAGTATTTGACGGATTTGTAATATCTTGTACATTTTTATCAAAATTATCAAAAGTAGTATCTATATTATTATTTAAACCTAACTCTGCTGCTGTTACATCTATATTAGCTGTATAACTACTAGGATCAGTGTTTCTTGCTCTATGTACCTTTACTCTAAAATCAGGAACTTTTTTATATATATCTTCATCAAAATAATTTAACCCTATAGGTTTTTGATTTTCTCCTCTTACTTGCCTTGTAAAAAAAGCAACTGTGTTCATTTCTAGTTGTTCATATTTTTGTCTAAAATCTATACCTTCACGACTATTATATGTTCTTTCATTTTCTGGATTTAAAAAAGCTTCTCGATATATTTCAAAATTTGGGTGTGATACAAGTTGTGTAAAATAATCTTTTGACAAATCTTGCCTTTTTTTAGAATCAGCTTCTTTTAAAGGATTTGTAGGAAGATTCATTAAAGGACCTAAATTAAATATTTTTGCTTTACCTGAAGCTTTTATTTGTTCTAGTGTTTGTTTATCTTTCGCTTTGTCTAATTCAATATATTCTTCTGATACTCCTTTTGCTAATCCTGCAAGTGCTAAAGCCATGTTACTCTCCTATTTCCATAAAACTACCATCAGATTCTACAGGTATTTCGTTTTCAATTTGTTTTAATCTACTTCTTGCTTTATTTTTACCTTTTACTTCATCAAGTCTTTCTTTTACTCTATCTAGGTTTTCCCTACCTTTAATTAATTTTCCAAGTTCAGGTCTTCCTATATCTACGTTTTCTCTTGTTTCTGCGTCTAAGGTTGCTTCCCTTACTTCGTCAGATACAACTTCATCTGTAAATATTTGTACAGGAATACCTTCTTCCATAGCTAAATTTAGTATGTGTATAGTTAAAGCAGGTTTTATTAACTCTGCAACATCTGCTGAAAATTTTCCTTCAGCAACTCCTCCTAAAGCAAATGTTTGAACTATAGCTTCAACAGGCATACCTGATATTAAAGTAGAAATAAGAATATCCTTTTCTTCTGGATTTTCAAAAAAAGCTATTATTTTAGCTATAACTTGTTCTGGGTCATTAGTTTCTGCAGGACCTTCAAAAGGTCTTCCTGCTTCTTGTGTTAATGATTGTCCAGGTGTAGGGTGATTAAAAGGGTCTATTTCAGAAGCAACCCCTCCATCTCTAACATCCATTATTTCTTCTTCTTCCATTGTTTATCCTATTCTAATGTTTGGTCCTTGGGATGGTCTAATTTTTGTTGAAGGTGTACTATATTGACTAGTATTAAATACTGTATTATTTTTAACAAATTTTTTCCAATCTACATTTGCTAAATTTTGCACTTGATTTGTACCTGCCATTCTCATAGAAGGGGGATCGCCTGCTTTAACTGGTCTAATTTGATTTACAAAACCTGTATCACTTACTGTACCGATATCTATTTTATCAGCAACTAAAGAACTTGAATCAGAATCACTTTTTTGTAAAAGACCTAATTGTGCTAGTATATCTCCTACTTCAGCATCAGATGCTCCTTTATCTGTTAGAGCTCTTACAATACCAGCTACTGCACCTTCTTCACCACCTGTAGCATTTATAATATCCCTAGCTATATCTCTAGCTGTTTCTACAGTCCATCTTACTGCTCCTACAACCCTATCAACAATACCAGATATAAAGCCACCATCTTTATAATTGTTATCTGTTGTAGATTTTATTTTACTAAGTTGATTTCTAAGACGGCTGGTCATTTGTTTCTCCTTCATCCATAGCATCAGCTAACCATCTCATAGCTGCACCACCAATACTTTCCCATACACCAGTTTTATATTTATGGTTAAATAGTCTTGTATTAATATCTCCTTGCATACTTAATTTAACTAACTCATGTCCAAATTGTTCTCTTGTTAATCCTTGTGTAAACAACCACGAAGACTCATCTCTGTATTGTTGCCATAAATTATTTAAAGCCTGTTGACTCATAGCAAAATTATTTAAAGCATTTACTCTATTAGCTTCATTTTGAGTTGCTGTATTTACAGTATTTACTTGCCTACGCCAAGCTGCGTTTGATTGATTAATTTGTGCAGTCATAGTAGAGTTAAATTTATCTCTAGTATCTGTAAGATTTGCATTAAATCTTGCTTGTGAATTTTCTTGATCTACATTAAATTGTTTCATAGCAGCTACTCTTTGTGCATTTTGTTGAGCTACTTGAGCTCCTAACTGTGCAAAAAATTGATCTACTTGATTTTCAGATTGAGCATTAAATTGTTTTCTAGCATTATCAGCAGCAGCATCATTAAATAATGCTTGTGTTTTTGATTGATATTTTAATACTTCGCCTTGTTGTTTATTACTTAATCCTTGTAAATCTAATTGTAAAAAAGATTGAGCATTTAATACTTCAGCCTGTTGTCTATTATTTAAATTAGCCATATCCATATTTGCATATGTAGCAGCATTAGTAATAGCAGTTTTCATTTCTGCGTCTAAATCAGCTAAACTTAATGATTGCATAATTTGTGATTCTGCTAAATTACGTTGTTGTTCTTCTGTAAATTTAAGATTATTTACTTCTGCTATTCTAGCAGCATTTATTACAGCTCTTTGTTGATCATTAGTTAATTCTTGTCCTGTCAGTGCAGCATCTATTTGAGCTTTAGAAAGTCTTCTTTGTTGTTGGAAAGACAAATTAGACATAGCAAACTGTATATTATTTACAGAATCTTGCATCTTAGCCTGTTGTTCATTACTAAGATTTATATTTTCTATTTCAGAATATCTAGCAGCATTTGTAATGGCTCTTTGTTGTTCAAAATTTAATTCTCTTTCCTGTAGTGCAGCTCTTAATTGTGCATTAGCTAAAGAAGCTTGTTGCATATTAGATAAACTTTGAGTTTGTAATGAAAAGGCATTAGTAGAATTTTGTAAATTTCTTTGTTGTCTATTATTTAAATCAGCTAAAGAAATCTGTAAACCTGCTGCTGCATTAGCTAAAGCTACTTGTTGTTTATTATTTAAATTAGTTAAATTTATTTCTCTAAATACTTGAGCATCTTGTGCAGCTATAGGTAGGGAAGACTCCATAGCAGCTTGCATAATTGCAGCACCTGCCATAGAACTTGCAGATAAACCTCTAGCAGCCATTTGGGCGTTGGCATTTCTTATTGCACCTGCAGCGTATGGTGGAATTTTACCATCAGCAAATTGTGCCATAAGGTTTACTAACTGTCCTTGTACTGTAGCTTCTACAGGTACATCAGACATTTGTTGTGTCATAGCCTGTGCTGTAGCTCTAATTTGTTCGTCTTCACTAGTCTGAGCAAGTTGCATTACTGCATTATCTCTTAACTCTGTCATAACTTGAGCAGGACCTTGATGTGCTGTTAAAGGATCAATTTCAGGAACAGTATCACCTACCTCCATTGATCTTTGAGCATACTGTGCCTGTTGATTATATGTTCCTGAAAAATCTTCTACAGCAGGTTCATTTCTTCTACTTACTGAAGCAACTTCATCTGCAGTTAAACCTTCTGCTTTCTTAACACCTATAGTTTCTGTTGATGGTGCTTGTGCTATAATAGATTCTCCTACTGTAGGAGTATCGTCTTGTGCTGTAACAGTATCTGATAATGCATTTAACGTTTGAGCATTAAAAGCTTGATTTGTTACTTTTGCATGAGTATCTGTAGTAGCCGATACAGTATCAGCATCACTTTTAAGTGTATATCCTGCAGCCTGTAGTGCTTCTATTTGTTCATTACTAATAATCGAAGTTAGTGCAGTTGGGTCTGAACCTACAAGAACGCCTCCAGTTGTTTCCAACTCTTCATTTTTTACTTTTATATCCTGTGCACTAACTTTAGATGTAGGCAATAAATCAGGAGTTTTTCCTGAAAGACCTGCTAGATGATCCATTTGATTTAAAACATCACCAAATCTAGTTTCTAAAGGACCTCCAGTTTCTCCAGTTACAGTATTGTTACCAGTACCTCCACCTTCACCAGAGCCTTCATTAGCTTTTGCTTGTTCAACAAGAGCATTAAGTGCTGCAGTAGCAGAATCAGCGTCTGGAAAAGGTCCTGCTACATATCCTGCAGGTTTTGGGTCTCCTTCATACACTTCTTTTGTATAATATTTTGTAGATGTACCTTCAGGGTTATATATAACATAATGTACAATTTTTTTCTCAGCACTTACACCACCAAACTCAGCCCCAGAAAAAGCACCTCTTAAAGCAGCATTATCAGCAGTAGTAACTCCTTGACTAGTTAATGTAGTTCCACCTACTACACTTCCAGAATCATCATAGCTTGTTAGGTTTTGACCTCCTAAATTAACTGTTTCTATATTTGATAGATTAGTTAAATCTCCGCCCCTAACACCAAATTCACCTTTTGTATATATATCTTTTGCAAAACCTTCTGCTGCATTTGCTAAACTACCATATGTTTCTGTCCATGAATCTTTAGCAGCATCCCAACTGTCAAAACCATATGCACTAGGATTAGCTTGAACAAGATTAGCATATTTACTAGCAGCAACTTCACTTCTTCTTTTTAAAGGGTCTCCAGGCGATAAAGAATCCCAATCAGCAAGGTCTGCACCTTTTACTGTAAATAGAGGATTTACGTCACCTCCGTCTTGGTAATTTTTTCTATTTTTATCTTTCTTAGGCATTTCCTATCCTATAACTAATTTTAATAATAATCCTATACTACTTGCAGATGCCACTATGATAATTGTTTCTATCCTAGTTAGTCGTTTTTCTATCAGAAGGTATCTGTCAGCACATGCGTCAACATGGGATTCAATTTTTTGGTTTACAGAAGCTACTGTTGGTTTTGTTGGCATGTGCCCTCCTTATATTAGGTTACTGCTGTGTATGGAATTTTATCGTAATCGTCTGCGTTATCGACATTTATACGATTAGTATTATAAGTATTAAACATACTAAAATGTTCTGCATACATAGCATCTGCTAGTTCTTGTAGTTGAGTTTTATTTAAAGATATTTTTTCATTTGTTTTTGTTAACCAAAAAAAACCAGAAGGTAATGTATTACAAGAAAGTGCTTGAATTACTTTTTCATAACTTTCATAATCAGCTTGATATACTTTACCTGAATAGGTTATTTCTAAATCTACATCTTTAATATTGCTATTATAGTTTAATTTTAATGCTTCTTTTTCTGCTTTTTTTGCTTTATCTAAACTCATTTTCTATCCTAACTTGCGTTAAATTGTATTAATAATTTTCCAGCACCACCAGCAGCACCAGCCGTACTATAAGGTCCTTGAGTACCTCTAGTACCTCTGTTGTTATGGGTCGTACTACTATTAAAGGCTTCGCATAAATCATCCATGAAGCTTGAGCCTCCGCCTCCGCCTCCTCCGCCAGCAGAATAAGCACCTCCGCCTCCGCCATAATAGCCACCGCCACCACCGCCTCCAGCAGCGTAGCTATTAGTGCTAAAGCTACCGCCAGCACCCCAATTAGAACTACCGCCACCGCCACTACTAGTTGTAGGACCGCCACCATAACCGCCAACTTTTACGTTACCAGCAGCACCATCATAGTTGTCCTGGTCTCCACCAGCACCAGCAGCAGTACCTGTACCACCATAACCATCAGTGGCATCTATAGAACGTTGTGTAGCTGTCGTATTTCCACGATCACCATCATCAGTAACTCCAGTACCAGAACCTCCATCAGTATTATTAATTACGCCTCCTTGACCTCCGTCACCTGGCTGACCATTCCAACCAGAACCTCCGCCACCGCCACCGCCTGCAACAGCTAGAGGAGTAGTGCCTCCGTAGAAATATATAACACTTGCACCACCGCCTTTACCACCTTTATCGTAGGCATTACCTTGACCACCACCACCTGAAGGACCTCCACCTCCTACGTGGTATGTATAAACTCTTCCTGCAGCATTAGTGCCACTAAACACTACTTTTCCAGAAACTTGACCTCCATGACCTCCGTAAGCTCCATAATTATTGTGACCACCGCCTCCAGAACCACCGCCACCTGCTAAGAAGAATGTAAAATTATTTACTGTTCCATCTGCAAAAAATGTATCTGTTGAACCATCAGCAGAAACATCTATAGTAGAGCCAGCAGCTTTACTAGTAGCTCCACTAGGAGCTGTAGTAGCTGAATATGTAGCTGAACTTAATGTTTCTCCATAAGTGTTAACAGCAGAAACCCTATAGTAATAGGTAGTATTTGCAGTAAGACTAGTAAAAGAATGTGAAAATTGAGATGAAGTTTTTGTAACAGAAGAATCTGTAGAAGTTACTGTAGAATCTGTATCATAGTATATTTTATAACTAGTAGCCTCTCCATTTGTTTTATCATTTTGAGCATATGTTACACTAATTTCACTTGTGCCTAATGCTGCAGCAGCAATACTACCAGGCTCGTTAGGGGCAAATCCTGGTGTTTCCCAACTTGCATTAGTACCATCAGTCATTAAAAATTTTCCACCATTAGTGCTTTGGCTAGGTAAACTTGAAGGAGTACTCCAACTTAAAACCCCACTACCATCAGTAACCAGTGCTTGTCCAGAAGTACCATCAGCATTAGGTAGTGCCCATATTTTATTTGAGCCTATAGAGTCTGGAGCTTTAAAGCCTACATAGTTTGCACCATTAGCTGCTAACTCTTGGAATCTTAATTCTGTACCATTTCCTGCACTAGAACCATGGGGTGCCATGCTAATACCATTTGCAGCTACTATGGCTGTAGTATCATTTCCGTCTTCGTCATATTCTATACTAAAATCTTTACCTGATCCTAAATATAGTTTTTTATCATCTTCTATAAGAGCGTCACCATTAATACTTAATGTATCATTTCCATCTTCATCATACTCTAGGCTTACATCTTTACCAGAACCAAAGTATAGTTTTTTATCATCCGCTATAGTTACATCGCCACCTGCTATAAGTAGAGTATCTATACCATCTTCGTCATACTCAATAGAAACATCTTGATCATTACCAAAATATATTTTTTTATCATCAGCAATATATAGATCACCCCATTCTGCAGAAGTGCTACCTAAGTCTGCACCGCCTGAAGAATCAGGTACAACCGAGGTTTCTGCTGTAAATGTATTTGTTCTAATTCCAGAAGTACCATTATCAATAGCACCAAATCCTGAAGTTATGGAACCCCCATCTAAGGCTCCTACTGAAGTTATATTTGTTTGAGCAGCAGTTGTTAAAGTACCTGCAATATCACCAAAAGCAACATTACCTACTGTACCACTAAATACTTCTGAAGAATTTGTAGCATCAGCAATAAATGTAAATACACTAGCAGAATCATCATAACCAAAGAAACCTACTTTAGCAGCCGATCCATTATGCCATCTAAACTCAATACCTCTATCTTTATTATCATCAGAACCAGGAGCAGAATCACCACCTAATGTAAATATAGGATCGTCTACAGTTACTGTAGTTGAATTTACTGTTGTTGTAGTTCCATTTACTGTAAGATCACCAGTAACAGCCACATCACCTGCAGCAGTAACATTAGCACCACTAAATGTTAGTGCAGTAGTAGTTCCTGATTTAATTATTAAATTACCTGAAGTATTAGTAGCACTACCAAATGTAGTACCATCATCTTTAAAGAATATATCTCCTCCCCCAGCGTCTAGAATAACATCTGTAGTAGCATCTAAAGTTAAATCACCACCAGAATCTATTTCAGCAATAACAGGAGTTGTTAATGTTTTGTTTGTTAAAGTGTCTGTTGTAGCTTTACCTACTAATGTATCTGTAGCTGCAGGTAAAGTTAAAGTAACATTACCACCATAAGCAGAGTGTGCTGCAGATTGTAATTGTGTATAATGAGCATTACTTGATTCACAATAAAATTTAATATTAGAAACAGAACCACCATTTTTAAGAACAATTTCACCTGTTTGTATATCTACATTACCATCTATTCTTACAACACCTGATCCATTCGGTGTAAGGGCTATGTTACCATTTGATGTAGAAACTAAAGCATTACCATCTACATCTAAATCACCACCTAATTGTGGCGTACTATCTTCTGAAACATTAGATATAGCACTTGATGTAGCAAGACCTGATACTAAAGTAGACCTAGATACTTTTTTTAGACCACCACCTGAAGTATCTACAGCAAGTAACACATCATCACTAGCAATACTAGTTATTTCAGATAAATCACCAACAGCAGTAGGATTATAATTAGTACCATCAGCAATAAGTAAATGACCTGCAGTGTTTGTAGCCATAGTAAGATCATCACCAGATATGGTAAGATCACCCCCTACAGTAACATTACCTGTAGTAGTAATTGTATCTATATAAGCGTCTTTCCATCTAACGCCTGTTGTGCCTAGATCAACATCACTATCCGATTGTGGACCAAATATATTATCAGCTAAATATACTTGTTCTGTATTATTAGCATAGAAATGTATTTCGTTAGCTGTTTCAAAATCTATTTTAGTTTCGTTATCTTCACCAATTTTAATATCGGTTGCTAGTAGAGAAGTAATACCTGTTTGTGCTGCATCTACCGCTATAGTTACAGTATTAGAAGAACCTGTTGTTGTTACACCAGTGCCTCCTGCAATAGTAAGAGATTCACTATCTAAATCAATACTTAAAGCTCCGCCTGAATCTCCTTGAAAATCTAAATCTTGAGCTGTTACTTGTGAATCTACATAAGCTTTAATTGATTGTTGTGTTGCTAACTTAGTGGCAGAATCAGAAGCCATATTGTCTTCATCTAATACAGCAGTACCTGAAACGCCTGTGTTTAATACAGGACTTGTAAGTGTTTTGTTTGTTAAAGTCTTTGATGTAGCAGAAATATAAGTATCTAAATCAGTAACAGCAACTTGTTTCATAGTTCCTGCATCATTATATACTACTCTATCAGCATCAGCCACAGTAGTGCTAGTAGCAGAAGTATCACCATCTATAATATTTAATTCAGTAGTAGTAACAGTAGCACCATCTAGTATTTCTAATTCTGCTTCAGATATTCCTGCAGAACCTATTGTAAGGGTTCCAGATATATCTACGTTACCATTTATGTCTACAGTAGTGGCAGCTATCTGTATCTCTGTATCAGCAACTAAATCTAATTGTCCATCAGTAGATGAATTAATGTATATTGCAGTATCTCTAAACTGTACTTTTTCTGTGGTGCTTAATAGTATGTCGTCAGAAAACTGAAAATAATCTTCATCTTCCATCCAAGTGATAACACCATCATTAGAGTTAGCATTAAATGTAACTGCTATATCTGTGTCTGCACCTGTACCCATACTGATAGTATTACTGTATAGTGTTGAAAGGGGTCCACCATCACCTGCTGTAGTACCATCATGGGTATGCCCAGTAGATACATGAAAAGCTGCTAAAATAGCATTAAACTCATTATTACTATGAGCTGCTGTTATTGTATCTCCTGTAGTAAAACTTGATTGTCTTGCTGAATAACCTGCCATTATTATCTCCTACCTGCTGCTGCAAATTCTAAACTAAACCCTCTCAATGAATAGGGTGCTGACGTTTCATCAGACTTTTCTGTAAACTGTACTGCTACCGCAAATCCTGAACCTACGATTGGTTGCCTACTTAAAACAAACTCTGCTCCGCCATAAGCAGATGTTCCATATGTTGCTGATCCATAAATAGCTAAGTCTGCAGTACCTGTAAATGCTATACTATTTGGATTTAATACTTGATCTGATCCAAAATCATATTCCAAACCTAAATTAGTATTTAAATTTCCTTCTGGTCTATAATTTAATATAGCTCTATGAAATCTTTTTCTAATACCAGGGTCACCCATAGTTAAGTGAGCTGATTTATATCTTGCCTGTAGGCTTAAAGAGCCATCTGAGGCATTAGTAAATGTATTGCCTGATTCTTGTTTATATACATAACCATCGTAACCACCATGTACTGTATGCTCAACATCAAGAATGTACCCATTATCTGCACAATTAGGTTTTATTCCTTTTAAATCTGCAAACTCCCATCTATCTCCCTTAAACACCGCTATAATGCCTGTAGCTTCTGCTTCTGTAGCTGTTTCTGAAAAAAATAATCTATATTGTGTTTTTGATTTTATAACTAAAGAAGTAATAGTAGCTGCTGCAGTAGCAGAATTTTGTGCTGTAAATCTTCTTTGTATTGGTCTAGAAATCACTCCTAATTCTACGTCACCAATTTTTTCTGTACCTGCAACAGTTCTTAAACCATCTGCAGCTAAGAAAATAATATCACCGCCTACTTCTTGTATACTTTGTGGTGCAACACAACCTACGTTAGTTGTTACTGGCTGCATTTGAAAATCTGCTTGACTGTTTCCTACTATTCTAAATATAGCATTATCACAAAACACATAAAGCTGCTCCCTAAACACTTTTAATCCTGTTATAGTTCCTGTTACAGATATTGAACCTGCACCATTAGCAGCAGTAAAATCACCTTCTGCATAAGGAGCAGAAAATATTAATTTTTGTGTTGCTGCAGACATACCTGCGTAGAAAGCATGGTTTCTAAATATTTTTACATATTTAGGATCAGAAGGAGCTCCAGTAGCATTTATGTCTGTTACTGAACTATTATCATATGAAGAAGCATTGTTAGCACCGTCTGCCCATATTATTTTATCTGTACCACTCATATTATATGTATCAAAGTCATATCTACCTGCATCAGTTCTGCCTGAATCTATTTGAGTAACTGAACCTGTACCTGAAGGAATTTTAAATACTTCTGTACCTCTAGCTGCTATAACTCGATCTTTGTAAATAGCAGTCATAAGTAAAGAACCTGTAGTACTTCCAGAAGTTATTGCGTTAGTATTAAATTTAGCAAAACCTGATATACGTCTATATCCACCACCTATATCTGGTTCAAAATTTCTTAATTCCATAGCTTCACCAGGCTCCATCTCAAATTGAGATTTATTAAGCACTAAGCCTCCTTTGCAATTAACTACATATGGTTGCAACATATCTGCCATTAGACTGCAAACATATAATTTTTACGATTTATCAAATCTGTTCTCATTCTCTGTAAACCAAAGCTATATTCCTGTAAAAATACTTGAGCTAACTGTGGGTCAGATCGAGTAAGTAATGTGTAATAAGCAGCTCTTTTAACTATCAGATCGTGGTAACGAGTCGGTATACTAGGCGTATCACTTGACGCAGATAGGTCTGTTGGGGAAGTATAATAATCAAACTCCACAGTATAAGAGCTTTTATCTGGAACAGGCGAGACCCCAAACGTAAGTGCCGAACTAGAAGCAACAGTTCTGTATACATGTTGTGGTTCTGCAAAGTGGTCAGGGTTTTGATTTTTATCTGTTCCAACTATTCTTTCTCTCCATTCATCCTCATTTAAATATCTTAATGATTTAGGATGGACATCTTCTTTTACACTAACATTATCTACTAATACTGTAGATGATGCAGTTGAATTTTTAATTGTTAAATAATGTGCTGTAGCAGAAGCTTCAAATGTAAAACTGTGATAGCTAAGATCACCTTCATCGTTTGATCCTCCTGCAGAAGTATATGTGCCTGTAGATACGTCTGTAGCTAAAGCACTTGTTCCTACTGAGACTGCTAAACTAGGACTTATTGCTGTACCTGAAGTAGAAGCATTTTTCATAGCAAACGAAACCATATATGTTCTACCTCTTGTAAGAGATAGTGCTTGATATACAGCACTAGTACCAGAGCCTGCTGCTAAAGATAATGCACCTGAAGAATATGTAGCATCTCCAGTACCTGAGTTTGATTCGGTCCAACTACTTATGTCACTGGTAAACCCACCATTAGTTAATAACTCTGTAGGTACTAAAACAAAGCTATCCCAGTCTATTGTAGAAGCTGCTGTAGTAACTGTATATTCTTGTATACCAGCAGTTAAAGCTTGTGTGCCTGAAGCGTATAGATAAGACCATTCTACTTCTGAAGTAGCTATATCTCGTATAGATTTATTTACATTTTCTTTTACTGACGTTTGTATTCCTACTGTAGCTGAAGCAGAACTTAAATCTGCTGATGTAGCCAATGTAGGTTCATTTAATTCTGTTAATACGTTATTTACTAGTGTAAGAAATGTAGCCATGTTTTGCCTATGTTGTTAGAGGATTGTATATCAGCTCTACACCTGCTATCGCTGTTACTGTGCTTGCTGTTCCTGCTGTGACTGTTACTTTGTCACCTGCTTCTAATATTAGAAACATATCTGTTAGATTTATATACCCTTCTCCGTCTATAGACTTAGAACCTGTAATAGGGTAATAGGTAGTAGCTGAAGAGTCATACCACTCTAGCATCGCTGTTTTTGCTGATGAGTCTACATTGCCTACGTTTATAAATCTTACAATCCCTTTAAAATTGCTAGGACAAGTATATACATCTGTCCTGCTTGTATTTCCTGGTGTTGCTGCTGCTGAGATAAAAGTTGACTCAGCCATGTTTTAATCTATGGTATATAAACCACCCTATCGCAACATTAATAGGTAATAGGCTTAGAAAAACTGTGTATTCTTGTAGCTTAAAAGAAGCTATCCCTAAATACAAAAAAAGCACCATGAAAATACATAGGCTTATTTTCAATAATTCTATTCCTACTGTTTTAATCACTATTCTACTGTTTCGTTATCTTGAGTAGAAATTTCTATTGTTATAGCTTGTGATTCTGGAATATCAGCGTTCAACATAATTCTTGAACTACCGCATCCTACTAGAAAAACAGAAACTATAAAAACTAAAAATAAATTCTTCATAATTTTTCCTTGTGTAAAAGGCAGGGGGTACTCAATACCCCCCACCAAAGACATTATCTAGGCATATGTATCGCCAGACTCATCGTCACCTTGACCATCAATGTCAACTAAAATAGCCCATACTCGGACTTTAGAGTTAACATTAGCAGTAGCAACAGTTACATCTAATGTATCTGCTGCAGCATAAGTAACAGCAAGTTCAGCAAGAGCATCACCTGAAGTCATTTGACCTGCAGATTGAGTAGCAGCAGCAACATAAGTTACTGTGCCATCGCCTAATGCCAAAGTACCAGTTCCAGTACCTGCAGTGATCACATCGATCCCTGCACTTAGTACAACAGAATTAGCTGGTACGTTAATTGCTTGATAGACATCTCCACTAGTTAAAGCAGTAGATGTGCCATCAATAACAGTTGATTGTGCGTAAACTTTAGGTACGGCATTAGAAGCCACGTGCCCTTGTCCAGTTCCAGCACCAGTTTGTGTTAAAGTAGCCATTTATCTTCCCCCTTAATCTAATTTAACGTAGGCTTGAGCTATGGATTCAGTTCTAAGAACTTTCCTACCATAAACATGAAGACCACGAACAATGTCAGCGAAAGATTCAGTGTCTCTCACTACTTCTGTTTTTGCAATTTGTGAAGCTGTTGCAACACCACCTTGGTGTCCAGCTAGAACAATATGCACGTCAGAAGTACTAGCAGCAGGCATGTTGTTAGACTTATAAAGTCTAAAGCCATTTACTAGTTGTGGAACAACTAAACCATTTCTAACTTGAGATTTGCTTCCTTCTTGTAGGAAGTTAGCATCAAGTAGTTTAGAACTAGTTTGCTGTAGCTCTTCAAAGAATCTTGGAGCAGCTACTGCCCACCTGTTGTCTGTAGGAACGTTCCCATCGTCTAAAAGTCTGCCTAGACGAGCAAGTACGTTTACAGGATCAACTTCATCGGTGTCGAAACCAGTATCGATTGAGTTTGTTGCGTGGTCAGCACCATACGTATTGCCTGATGTGACTTGTGATTGAATGTTAGATAGAACTTCACTATCGTAGGTGTCTTTAAGTGTGTAGGCACCTGCTGATGTAGCTAGAGTTTCAAAATTGATGTGTCCTTGTCTTTCCTCAATGTCATCTACTTTAAAAGCAAATGCATTAGCTTTGTCGACTGTTAATTGAATTTCATCGTCAGCTAAGTCTTGAGTATTTACAGAGGAACCTCTAGTATATGCAGAAACTGTGATAGTGGGTTCTTTTATGATTCTAACAGTGTCGCCAAAATTTTCTATT